AAAAAGTATTGGATGAAATTAAAAATCAAATAAAAAAAGAAAGATGTGATCTATCACAAATAAGTAATAAAAGAGCTAAAAATATATTGAAAAAATTAGGATATAATAAATATTATGAACATATACCCTTTATTAAAGATAAATTGGGAATTAGACCACCTTTAATGAGTCAAGAATTAGAAGATAAATTATGTAATCTATTTTTAGAAATTCAAAAACCATATGCTAAGCACTGTCCAGATGGACGTGTAAATTTTCTAAATTATTATTATGTTTTATATAAAATGTGTGAATTATTAGGAGAAAAAAGATTTTTACCTTTTTTTCCAATGTTAAAAGATCCTGTAAAAAGAATTGAACAAGATGATATATGGCGAAAAATTTGTGGAGAATTAAGATGGGAATTTATACCAACAATATGATTAAATTTTATTTAACTATATTGTTTATTTAGCGTGGGAAACCAACCATATTAGCACCAACACCAAAACCAGCGCCTGTGCGGGCTGAAACAGCCATAGTTGGAACATATGTGTCCAAGATGCTGAAAGTGGCAGCAGCGGTTAAAGAAATAAGGGCAACTTCGTCAAAGTTCAAAGATCTTTTCGGGATAGCGTATGCAGCAATGGCGACCATGAAACCTTCTACAAGGTATTTTACAGCTCTTTTTACAAGTTCACCTAAATCTAAAGCGTTTCCTAAATTGGCAAGCATTATAAATAATAATAAGAAAAAAATATATAGAATGTTAAAACTTAAAAGATAAAACAATATAAATTACATAATGTCTAAATACCAAAGAAAAATGAATGATGATGGAACAGAAAATCCTAAATATGTTGACTTACTTGCCGAAGATAAAGCAATTTCGGGGCAAAGATTTGTTTGTTTATCCTTTTTATCCCCTGAAAAAATATTAAAAGATAAAAAACTCTTTTTATTTGAAAAATTCCTAAAACACTTTGATACGGATGAATCTGTAAAAAAATTCTCTCAGTTTTTAAATTTTATTTCTTACAAATATGACCTTGATTTTGCTAAAATAATGTCCGATTTTGATGAATTTTTTAAAAGTGAAAAAGATAAATTATCGGACACCACAATTCTTGATAAATATAAAAACTTTTTAGACTCAAAAGAAGAAGAATTGCAAAATGAATTTGATACACTAAATGACTTCAAAACTAATGTAAGAGGAGTTAAAATACGGGGATCATTCCAAACACAAGAAGAAGCACAATTAAGATGTAGAATGTTGCGCGAAATAGATCCGAATCACGATATTTATGTAGGTCAGGTTGGAATGTGGATGCCATTTGACCCCGATGCCTATAGAACTGGAAATGTAGAATATATGGAGGATGAATTAAATCACTTAATGCACGAAAAAAATAAAAGTGAAGAAATTGCTAAAAGAACATTTCAAAAAAGAGTTAAAGATTCTAAACGAAAAGCCATTGAAGAAAATATTAAAATATCTAAAGAAAGTGGGAATAAATTAACACAAACTATCAATGAAGAAGGTGATTTAATTGGAGTAGGAGTTAATACTAGATTGAACCAATTAAAGAACAAAGAAGAAGTTTCATCCGCTGATATTCGTCAGGAATTGTTTGAAGGAGAAAATATTAGAACCAAAGATTATGATAAAAAAAATCCTGAAAGAAGACATAAAGAAGTTATTGAAAGAGACGGCGCTCTTCCTTTGCCCCCCGCAACTAAACCAAAAAATGTTATATTAGAAGTCAATGAAGATAATGATGATAATGAAGATAATGATGATAATGAATAAATTGAAATTATTTAAATATGTTTTTTTATATCATATAATGGAAATTTTGCAACCTAGTAATATACCTTATTTTACTGAAAAAAAAGCACCACAACCTTTAAAAGATTTCAGTAAAATATCAGAAAAAAAAAATAAAAAACCACATCGTCCTTCTAAAAAGAAAAAAAATAGATGTGCTTTTGAAGGATGTAGGAAAAAATTAAAACTTACCGATATGGATTGTAAATGTAAGAATAGATTTTGTTCTCTTCATCGTTTACCAGAAACTCATAATTGTTCTTGGGATCCTAAAAGTGAAAATGAAATGAATATTTATAAGGAAAAATCTGGACTTAATCAGGTCAGCACGTTTGCTAAAATGGAAAGAATTTAAGGCGGCGCACCCAAAGAAACCATTAATACGCCTCCATCCCTCCATAATTGCCCCGACACTTCAGGATCTTCCACGGGAAGGTCCCCCATCGAAACCTTACCATTCATATACGTGATCGTCTGGGGATCATTCGGTCGGCCTAACACCACCAACGGCGAACAAATGCAACACCCCCCATTTGCGGGAGGCACATCAATCACAATTTCTGGTGCCTTGAGAATAATACCACTCTCGTCGAGGCCCGCGTGAGAAACACCCCCTCCTTCGCCGTCGCGAACTGCGTTCATACGTATTACCGGTGCCTCTAGCCACGCGCCTACCTGGTTCATTTTCAGATGCGTCGTCGCCTCCACCGTCTGCGCGGGAATCGCCCCATAAATACACTTGTCTGCCAACGAAATGAACGATTTTCGCTCAGGAGCAGACAGAAAGACGCCGTCGGCATTAAGTGTGTAGCCTCGTCCCATTTTTGCATCCTGAATTCCGGTGCTGCTGCCACGAGGAAATATTTCAGGCCCCACCCCCCCAGAACGGGTAGGAAAATGAAAAGAGTGTTGTGTTCTCTGCCCTCTTTCAGATAATGACCGCGCCTGTCTTCTTTTTTTAACTCTAGAAAGCATTATATTATGTCTAAATATTATTTTGTATAAAATTCTTTTAATAAATCAAGATTAAATACTCTTTTTTTCTTCAAACTTTTTTTGGTGACTTTGAATTCATCAAACATAGTATTTTTAATTTCTTTAGATGGTAAATGTTTATGAACGGTTCTAGCAATCATTTTATATAATTTAAAATCGGGATATCTTTCATCGCCATTTTTCTTATATAATATATTTTTTCCTCTGTCATCTCTACACCACTTAATTACCAATTTTCCAATAATATGTGTAACTTTATATTCTTCGTCGCTATATGGTACAAAATAATCATATAATGAACAAGCTAATCTGGTTAAATCAAAACTAAAATTAGGTTCTAAAATAGGTTTTTTACTATTTAAACAAGGTCCAAAATTATATTGTGTTGCAGCATCTCCTTTTGATTGAAAGCTATCGCTACAAATAGTTTTATCTCTAAATTTATAAATGGCTCTTCCAAAATCAATAATTTTAAATATTTTTCCGAAGGTTGGTATTTTATAATAATTGCCTTCAAAACAATAATATAACCAAGGTCTATCAGTTTTTTCATACATAATATTGTTGGTATGCAAATCATTATGTGTAAATGAAAATACTTTTTGATATGTTATTAATATAATTAAAATTTGAAAGACAATAGATTTCCATTCAGGTATGGTTAAAACTTTATTGGTAAAAAGTAAACTATCCAAAGTATTTTCTAATCCTTCAAGACATATAATATTAACGGGGAATTCCTCTAAAATAGCATTTAAAACTTCAGTTTCAGAGTCAGAGGAACTAAGACTACTTCCATCATCATCTTCATCATCAGAAGGTAAACTTTCGGTATAAGAAGATCTCGAACTACAAGTAGATGAAGAATCGTTAGTTTTGGAAAGTTTTTTATTTTCAGTAATAATTTTATTTTCAGATGCATCTTTTTTTTCAAAACTTAATAAAATTTTTAAATCATCAGTTTTTTTTTCATCAGATTTCACAAATATATTTCCAAAAAAGTCAGCAGCAATGTTTTCAGGTTTAATGATGGGTTTTTCATCGGTTATTTTAATTTTTTTTCTTCTATTTCTAGAATTTCCAGAAAAAATGTCTCCTCTATCATTTTCAATTTTGAACAATTTATCCATATTTTCATGAAAGAATGATGAATTATTTAGATAATCAAAATCATCAAATATATTATAATAAAAATTTTTTTTCACTCCAATAAAAGATCCAAAAAAATCAATTCCATTTAAAAATCTTTGTTCATGAAATAATTGAGAGCTTAAATAAGAAAAGAAAGCATCAACATATGCAGAATTGTTCTTATTTCTAATTTTTTTATGACAATTATTTTTATTCCAAATAGGTAATTCAAAAAGATTATTAGAAATATCATATTTTCCAATTAAATACTTAATAGGGTCAAGTAATGGAGAGAATTTTAAAAATAATTGTTTTTTAATTTTACCATTTTTATTCTCAATTTTTCCGACAAATCTATTTTCATTTTTTTTCTCACTAATACAATTTAAATGATATTTATGATTCAGATTAACTTGATTATAATTTGTTTCATTAAGAGAAAAAAACATTTTGTAAATAGGAATATAATTTTGTATTTTAGAAATACCTACAGTTGTTTCTAAATCTTTGAATAATTCAGTGTTCTTTCTTTTATTATAAGAAAATTCAAATAAATTATCAGCAAAAGAGGTCATTTAAATATTTATAAAAAAAAATATTTAAATTATAACTAATTGCGTTAAATATTGATAATTTTATAAAGAACTTTATATATGAATTTAGAACTGAAAAAATTTGATATGAGAAAGATAAGATTTGATGCCGGACAACAATCAAGTGGTCCAGTTATAGTTTTTATAGGTCGTCGTGATACAGGAAAATCCTTTTTAGTTCGCGATTTATTATATTATCATCAAGAAATCCCAATAGGAACGGTAATTTCAGGAACAGAGGCGGGAAATGGATTTTATGGTAGTCATGTTCCAAAATTATTTATTCATGATGAATATAATTCGGCAATTGTTGAAAATGTTTTGAAAAGACAGAAATTAGTAATAAAACAAATAAAAAAGGAAAATCAAGCATATGGTAAAAGTAATATAGATGGTCGTGCCTTTGTTATTTTGGATGATTGTTTATGGGATAATGGTTGGGCAAAAGATAAAATGATGCGTTTATTATTTATGAATGGTAGACATTGGAAAATAATGACAGTAATTACAATGCAATATCCATTAGGAGTTCCTCCAAATCTTAGAACAAATATAGATTATGTATTTATTTTAAGAGAACCGTATTTAACAAATAGGAAACGAATTTATGAGAATTATGCGGGTATGTTTCCAACATTTGAATCATTTTGTCAGGTAATGGATCAATGTACAGAAAATTATGAATGTCTAGTTATAGATAATAATTCAAAATCAAATAAATTAGAAGATCAAATTTTTTGGTATAAAGCAGAACCTCATGATAATTTTAAATTAGGATCAAAAGAATTTTGGGAAATTTCTAAAGATCTTAATTCAGATGACGAGGATGAACCATATGATCCCAATGCACATATGAAAAGGCGGGGTCCAAAAATAAATGTAAAAAAGAATAGATGGTAATCATAAATCCTTAAAAGTCAGGATCATTAATAAAAGCAGCTGTGTTTGTTGATGATTTTGTTATAGGAGAAACATTTTGTAAAATATAAAAACCAGATAAGGTGCTTAAATATACAATTAATGCATCTCTTATTAAAAGTTTTAAGGGTTTGGTTTCTTTAACAATAAATCTCATTTCAATAAAACGTAACAATAGGTATATTACAGAAATAGTAGTAGACAACATAAAAGGTGAATCGCCCATTACTATTATAATAAAAAAGTTATTTGAAAATTTTCCGCACTAAGTTGTTAAAATTTCAATTTCATTAGAAATATCTGGAGCTAATTTTATTTCTTTACTTAAATCGTGAATATCAAGTGTATCTAATTTAATTGATGGACCTTCTCTAAAGATTTTGATTTTGTCTTCGTCATCATAATCTTCAGCTTCTTCTTCTTTACGTTTTTTATGAGCTGCAGCACTAATTGCTTCAAGTCGTTCTATAGTTTTTGGTGCAAGTTTTTCTTCTTTTTTCATAGTTTTTTTATCAAATAATGTATCAGTATCATTAAAACTTAATTTTGTTGGCGGGGTTTTTTCTTCCTTGGCTTCTTGTATTATTTTTTTAATACTTTCTTTAACTTCTTCTTTAACCTCTTCCTTAACCTCATCTTTTACCTCTTTTTTTATGTCAGATTTTACTTCCTTTTTATCTAAAGATGTATCTACCTTTATAGGTGCAACTTTTACTGATTTTTGTTCAATTTTTGGTTCTGTTACTATTTTGGTCACGTTTCCTTCATTCTTTTTAACATTTATTTCTTTAACAGGTTCTTCTTTTTTTGAAACCTCCTCTGGTTTATTTTCAGATGCATCTACCTGAAGTGTTTCGGTAACCTCTTCAACTACCTCTTCTTCAACCGATTCATCAATATAAGAACGTAAAATTCTCTCAACAGGGATACTTTCACGAATTACATCTAAAATACACTCCTTACATATTGTTTCTGCTTCTCTCATATTTTTTTGATAAGTTAAAGGTTGTATATTTTTTTCAAATAAATAAACATTGGAATATATTTTTCTAGCAAAACTAATATAAATTTTATGAATGAAATTATTTAACTTGGGAATATCTAATTCTATTTTTTTTTGTAAAGACCCTACACGAATACTGGTTAAAACTTTTAATTGAGTAATATGAACACATGTTAATAAATCTTCTAAATAATTACAACCACTTTTTTTTATAATCCGATCAGTTTCTTCAGAAATAATGTCATTATTCCATTTGGGAACTCTACTCAAAAAGTTTTGAAAAGTCATAAGATATTTACTTTCTTCATCATTTTGAACACATAAATCATCCGCTTCTTTTAATATTGATTTTATTCCTTCAATAACTAATGGAGTGAGTATATTTAATAATCTGACACAATATTCATTTTTTGCCTCAGACAACATGTTAGTATTATAATCGTCCATTTACATAATTTCTATATTTTCTAAATTGTATTCGGGACGCATAAAAATAAAAAAAAGAACGTAAAAAATAAGTAATTTTTCATTTCTAAATTCTTTCCGAATTTCATCAAAATATAATAAATAATATTTTTTTTTAATAGGATCAATTATATCCGATTTTTCTATTAATTCAAATAAATCTATTGAACTATATGCCTTTTCATATATTTTTTCACAAAGAATAAAGCAATCTTCTAGAGAATTATAATTTCTTCTATCCATTAAATTATCTAGTAACCATTTTTTTTTTCGTAAATTTTTTTTTTTGAATACCTGTAAATTATATTCATGTAGATTTATTCTTTTTTTACCTATCATTGGTAAAGGTAAATATATATCACAAAAACGAGATAAAATTGGTTTTAATAATTTATCTTTATTAACCACCACAATAAAAAAACGAGTTGTATGGCTATATTTTTCAATACATCTTCGTAAAGCTGATTGAGCATCTGTCGTTAATTTATCAGCATTAAATAATATTATACTTTTGAAAAAATCACCCTTTTGACTCTGTATATTAGTTTTTGCGAAAAATTTTAGTTCGTCCCTAAAAAAACGAATTCCTTTACTATGAGCACAATTCACATACATAATATAATTTTTCATATTTTGGTTGAATTTTTCATAAATTTTTTTAATAAAGAAATCTAACATATATCTCTTTCCACTACCCGATTCACCATGAAAAATTATATGAGGAATCTTCTTATTTTTGATGAATTGATTTAACTTTTCTTTTATATCTTCATGAATTGATAATCTTTCCATATTTATTTTATTGAAAAGTATTTAAACTCTTTTCAAGAAGTTTTTTATGAAAGTTATTATTCAAATAGGAATAAAACGCAGTGGAAATCATGGAATACTCAATCTTATTAAAAAATCTGGAATTAAAAACTTTATACACATGAATGATATTCATCATTTTACCTACGCAAACTATGAGTATTTTTCTGAAAAAGAACCCGAGTATAAAGCCGTTAATGATCATAATTGGACCGGATTTAAAGGTGTTGATCTGGTAATTATTAGTTTAGAAAATAAATGTATACCTGAAAAAGAATTAGAAAAATTTCATAGTATACCAAATATTCACTTTATTGTTCTTCTTAGAAATCCATTTAATAATGCTGCATCTGCTTATAAATATTTTATTGCAAATCAATGTAATTCTTCCGTGATTTTATTAAAATATATTATGACTATTTGGAAACAATATGCAAATTTTTTTTTAAAGTCCAACACAAAGTATAATCTTATTATATATGATAAATTTTATAAGAATAAAAAGTATCGCGAAACTATATTTGAAAAATTAGGTCTCAAATATAATGAAGAATATTTAAATGAAATAAATGGTTGGGGAAGAAGTTTCTTCGATTTAAATGCCACCAACACCAATAATCAAAAAATTTTTGAACGATGGAAAGTCTTTGAAAATGATACATTATTTAAAAAAAATGTAATGGACGATAAGGAATTGCACGATTTATGGGGTAAAATTTGTGAAAAATTTGAAATCAATGAGAATCTAGAAAAGCATTAACATCCTTACAATATATTTCATAATTATCAGTACGCTCTTTGCTTATATGTCCGGATATTGCCGACATTATCAGACAACTCAAATAATCTGGAATACTTTTCGCAATCAACTTTTTCCACGCTTCTGGTTTTTCTGCCCATTGCTTATCTGTAATATTATGAAACCAATACTTTCCGTTTTTATATTTTTGATAACCAGCAATACTCCATTCATCCACTGGTGGTGCGCGGTCGGCTTTTTTTGCCGAATGCTTCTTCTTGTAGGCTGGTGGCTTGGGGGGATTGGCACTCATTTTTTTTACTTATTAAACAACCCTTTTTCCGAATCAATTTTTTTTTTGCACATCTCGTACATAAAAAAAATCCTCGCCTTAATGTTGCCCAATGGGCGTGTGGACTATTACAATCTACACAAGTTATTTTTCTTTGCATTTTTTTCAATTCTTCGTTGAATTGTTCATTTATTTCCTGCATTTATTTTATTTCGTTTTTATTTTTTTAAAAAAAACCGAAATAGAATATATGTTTTCACTTCTGAAAAAAAAACAAAAGAATATTAAATGTTTTTTAAGTTGTGTAACTGCTAATTATGAAAATCCTGGCAAATTTAAAAGGCTTTCTGGGTGGGATTATATTCTATTTACAGATACAAATATATCTGGTGGATCTTGGGACGTGAGAAAAATATATTTTAATAAAAGTTCAGATAATATAATTAATTCAAGATTAATGAAATTTCAAGGTTGGAAAATTTTAAAACAATATAAGATAATTGTTTGGTGTGATTCATATTTAAGACCAACCATAGATTATAATTTTTGGAATAATATTGTTAAGAAAACTTTATTATCAAAAAATGGCATTGTTCAGTCAAAACACCCCATAAGATCGTGTCCTTATGACGAATGTACCGAAGTTCTAAAATGTAAGAAAGATAATAAAGAAAATATAAAAAAAACTCTAAAATTATTTAAGAGAGTTGGCATAAGGAAAAATTGTGGATTATGGGAAAATTGTTGTTTTTGTTATAATACAAGAAACACAAATGTTCAAAAATTATTTAATACTTTATGGAAAATATATATGACTGGAATTTACTCTAAAAGAGATCAAATAATGTACATGTATGCTATTCATATGACGGGAATTTCACCCGAACAAATTTCGGGTGAAAATGAAAAAATACAAGGATTTATGCGGCAACATTTTGTGGTGAATTGTGGTCATGGGGGAGTTAATTATTGAATGAGAATTTTTCATCTTATTGAGATTTCTCTCTTTAATGGATTTTCAATTCTCTGAAATGCAAAATCCAAAAGTACTTGTTTAACACCTTCATTTTTATATTTGCCCT